ACCTGCACCTAATGGAACTAATGCGTTACCTGTTGTATCATTATCTATACCTTTAAATTTATATTGGTTTACTACTGCCATTATTCTAAAAAGAAAGCTCTCGCTTCTATCTCCTGTTTAAGTTCTTCTTGAAAAGATGTATTTAATTTTGTTATTACACCGTCAAGATCTCTAACCAATGATTGGAAAGTTCTTTCCTCGTATTCTTTACTTGCTCTAGTTAATGATTGTACAATTTTTGCCATTATCTTTTCATTCCTCTTGCAGCTAAACCACCAAAGAAGTATCCGACTCTACCACCTTTATTGCCTCTAAAAGCTGAGTGTTGGTCTTTTGTCATTCCGCTAGATCCGTGCTGTGTACTACCTATATTAGATGAAGTTCTATGATCTCTACTTCCGCCTGTTGAAGTGTCCATATCATAACTATCTTGTACATAACCGCCACCGCCGTCAACATTATTAGTGTTTGGAGGAGTTGGAACATTGTCATTACCATCGTTATCATCATTTACAAAAAAATCTTTTTCAATTCTTTCTTGGTTTTTTTTTCTTACATTTAAACCATGCAGGTATTTATTATAAGCAAACCTATTATTTGGATTATATTTACCATCTTCATAATCTTCTACATATTTGTCATAATATGCAGGGTAATTTCCGCCAAGACTAATGGTGTGTATACCAAATTCATCTTGTCCTGTTAAGTTACCATGACGTAGGTCATCATAATAATTACCAAATCCAACACTATTTTCATTACCATATGCAAATGATTTACTCATATCGTCTGATGGATACCCTGGTCTTTGAAGTGCTTGAAACGCAGTCCCTAAAAAAGGAATACCAGTTATTGCTGAAGCAATACCACCACCTATCATAGCACCTTTATCTTTTACAAACCCAAAAGCTTCTTTACCTTTGTCAGTTAAACTTTGTAAAATACCTCTGTTAACATTTAAACCACCTGTATATGAATTTGCTTTAAGTTCATCGTCCATATCTAAAGTATTTGCTACATCTGGTAACTCTAAAGGATCTCTAAAAGGTCTTTGATTATTAGGACTTAAATTACTCATCACATATTGTTCATCAAAAACTGCCATTATCCTCTCCTTCCGTCGGGTTGTATATCTAATCTAAATGTACCTAGTTTCCAATTTTGTGCACTAGATATGTTAGAGACTTGAAAAGCAATTGCTCTAGCTCTGACTCTTGTATCTTGTTTTGTTTGAGTTGTCTTTATATCAAATGGTATCACCACAGGTACATTAATTGGGTAATCTGTAGTAACTAATGACACTCTAGTGTCTCCTACTTGTTCTATAAAATCAGGTATAATACGACTAATTTTTGCAATGAAATCTCCGTCTCCCCTAATGTCTGGCATACCAATACTTTGTCCTGTACTACTTCTTTTCTGTGTAATATCAAACTCACCTGATTTAATAATTCCTTTTAATGGAGTAACTACTCCTCCCGAATCAATTTGATCAGTCCCCGTTTCATGTTCATAGTAAATTGTACAGCCATCAGTATTACCTTGTACATCATAAGAAGCATTACTATCAGGATCATAATAGTTTGCATGCGGATTCTTAAACACAGCAGAATCTGCCCAAGAAGCTCTTGGTAAACCTATTTTTGTAGCAGCTCCAGCAGAATTAGTTTCTGTTGTTGTAGAACTTACAGTCCATACTGGTCTTTTTGCATCTGATTCTAAATAATTATAGGTGACTGCTCTGTCAATTTGATTAACTCCATCGCTACAATAAAACCAATTTACTTCTGTAAATAAATTATTTAACCCGCAGTTAATTAAATCTCGTGATGTAGTATTTAAATTATCGTAAACATAATCTTCAACAAAACAAGGCATTGATTTTAATTGACCATCGTAAGTAAAGAAACCATTTTCAGACATCCAATAAGCAACACCATCAACTTCAACACAAGCATTCTTACCAATCAATCCACAATTGGTTCCAACTTGTTGGAATGAGAAAGTAAAGGGTTGACCTACAAATTGCATTAAAAATAATCCTGTGTCGGTCCATACATAAATTGCATCCCTACCTTTAATAGCTCCCATTATTTTAGACCCTGCAGCTAATCTTTGTGTACCAGCAGTATTTTCTGCCGTAACTGTATATGAATCTGTTTGATCAATACTTTCTTGAGAAGAAAATCTTATAAACATATCATCTTGACTTGTTTTATCTCCTACTGTTGTTTCTGTTCCAAAAAATACTAAGTGTCTATCTGGTGTAGAAACTAATACATGACGTGACGCTGTTGGTGCATTAGGTAATACTGTAGCTCTAATTGAAGTAGCATTTGTAGGTTGTGCATCCCATTCAAAACATTCTCCATTATAAATAAGTGCTATTAATTTTGTACCGTAATTATCCAGAACCCATAAACCAGGATTAAGAGTTACGTCATCTGTTGATGATTCACCCCATGCAACAAAAGCACTAATATTACTTACTGTTACTCCTCCACTATGTAGAGCTTTTGTAGTTCCATTAACACCCCGGGCTCCTCCACTTAAGGTCCCTGTTGCCTGGTCATTGTTTGTAAAACTAATGTCCTCTGTACCAATTCTAATTTCTCCAGAATCAGGAAACGCTGTTGAGTTTGTAAGTACAATATCAGTTGTAACTGTGTTTGTTAAAGCTGTTGCTAATGTAGTAGTTGCAATACCGGAAGCAGTTCCACCAAAGTTTGCTGTACCCCAACCAAATCCACCAAGTTGTTGTGATGGACCGACAGAATAAAAAATAGCACCTTTACCATCTCCAGAATTACTTAAAGGAGTTCCTGTTTCATTGGTAGTCATTGTAATTGTAATTGTTGTAGATGTTGGCACAGACGTTGCCATAAATTTTTTGTCTTCAAAAGAAGCATCATTAAAAGTAGAACCTACTGCAGTAACTCCGCTAATATCATTAAATAATATAATATCATCTTCCGCCATACCATGAGGAGATGGAAATGTAACTGTAACCGTCGGTGTCCCTGAATCAGATGTAAAATTAATACTACCAATTGTTGTTCTTATTGGAGTAATGTCATAAAACGTACCACCAGAATAAACATAAAGCATTCTGTTTGTACCAATTGCTGCATACTTGACCCCTGCATTATTATCCCAATGATGCAAAGCTCTACCAGCTCCGGTTAATTTATCTGAACCTAGTTGATCCCATCCGCCTATTTTTTCTGGCGAACCATATCTAAATCTAACATTATTACCATCAAACCACTGACCTTCAGCACCTAATTCAGTAACTTGTTTATTATATCCTGGGGCAAAACCTAATTTTTGTAACATATAAAAACCTTTTATTAGGTAGTATAGCAGATTGTAGGTGATTTCAATATATTTAAAGCAAGGGGATTTCGTGGTGGGTCCTCCCCTTACAAGTTTAAATTGTATATTATTTTTTACGTATAGTAAAGCTTTTCAACCAATTAAGTTGTTGAATAGTTTAATGCAATAGTGATTCTTTGAGAGTTGTTTATCTGTGTTTCTACACAATGTTCTAGATCAGATTTAAATAATAATAAAGTACCTTGTTCTGGTTTAACAACATAACTTTTCCAAGTATAAAAATTATCTTTATCAAAATCCCCATCAGCAGGGTAGTCTTTAATGGGAGATCTAAAAATTGTTTTAGCATCTTTAGAACTAGCTTTTAAATAAAAAATACCACTAATTGATTTCCAATTGTGGTTATGAAATTCCTGGCTGTCTCCCACGTTGTATAAATTAAACCAAGCTTGTTTTTCTAAACATTTTTTCATGTTTAAACTTTTTAAAAAAATTGATGCCTGTTCATCAAAAAAATCAGTTAAAGGTTTAAATGTTTTATCTGTAAAAAAATTGTGTTTATTACAAGTATTGTAAGGCTGCTGAAGCCAGTTGCCTCCTCCTTTACTAATTTTTTTTGATAACTTTAAACATTTTTTAATATAAATTTTTAAATCACCTTTGTATTTACTTGTATAAAGTGCTGTGGGAAATAAATTAATAATCATCTTTTAAACCATGAAGGGAGACCTAGGTGCAAACGTTTATCAAATATATTATTTTTAGAGTTAAGTGTTTTTTTATTATTATAGTGAAGAAACACTTGTGCACAATCATTACCTTTAAATTTATTTCTCCAATGTTCTAATTCACAACCGGAGTATATTAACATGTCTCCCGGTTTTAAATCTATTTTAATACCTTTAGCTTTACTTTCTACAGTAATATTTTTTCCATCAGGTCTACCCACGTTTTCAGTAGGACTTAAATATATTGGCCAAGAATCCCCACCTAAATTCATAGTAGTAGATATTTCACAACTAAATCTATCTTTGTGTCTTTTTAATTCATCGCCTTTTTTATAAATTCTTGCATAAGTGTAAGCAGGATATAGTTTTAATCCAGTAGCTTTTTCCATAAGAGGTTGACATTTTAACATTAAAGTTTCCATAGCAATGTCAGAGTAGTTTGAATAAGTATTTGGTACTTGAGAATCTTGCCAGGTACCTAACATATCTTCGTAAGGAGATATGTATCTTTCTTGAAGACATGTTTTTGCTACCTGTCTTTTCATCATAAAATAATTAAAAAGAAATAAAGCTAGATCTTTATCAATAGCATTTTTAATAACTGTATATTTATTTTTTTTAAACATCCTTAGCCATTTCTTTCGGTACTGCTTGGATATTCCAATGTATAAATCTAAAAGGTTCAACACCATGATCAACTGAAAACTCGTGTTCTAAATAACCAGGAAATATAATTAATTCTCCAGGCACTGGTTTAAAATGAACAAGGTCATGTCCATTAAGAATACTACTTATCTGAGGTTTCATTTTTAATTTGGTAGCCCGGGCCCCGGTTCTTGGTTCATGAAAAATAGGATAGGATGTTTTTTCACTGCATTTTAAAAAGTAAAGACCTGACACATGTTGATTCCAATGTACATGAGCAGAATGGTGTCCACCACCATTCTTACTAAATTCTTGTACCCATAGTTCACTAAACATTGTTTGGTATTTATTCATATCAAAACCTTGATGATCTAAAAACTCCCAAGATTTTTCACCAACATATTTTGTAAAATCTAAAAAATCATTATCTCTAGTTAACGGAATTGAATGATGAGAATAACCAAAATCTTTTGTGTTTTTTATTATTTTTTTATCTCTAGTTCTTGCTGCTTTAATATGTTTATCACTAGCTTTAATTAAAGATTTTAAAAACTCAGGTTTTTTTTCAGTCCAAATAGGTGTTTTAAAATATTCGTGAGTGTCCATATTATTTAAAAGGATATCCTAAATTCCAAAGAACTAATGAATACCTTGTCCCTTTTATTACGGGTTTAACTCTATGCCATGCAAACGAAGGAAATACAATAATAGATCCTTTTGGCAATATTTCTTTTGCTTGTTTTAAATGTTTGAATTCATCTCTCATATGAGGATCGTAATTTCTATAGTCAAATTCTAGTTCTCCTCCTTCATACTCGGATCCATCAGTTAGTTGACATGTAACAGACAGTTTTCTAATTTTACCATGGTCTAATTGGCCGGGTTTATCGTAGGGCTTATCCCAGCTATCACAATGCCAATCATAATATTGATTTTTTTTATATTTTGTAAATTGACAATCTTCACTTCTATCCCACTCATAATTCCAACCTGCAGATTTATTTGCTTTATGAATATAGGGATGGATTTCTTTATAAATCCAACTATCATTTAACCAAGTAACATCTGAATTTCTTTTTTTCTTCATATTTTTAATATCTTGTTTAGATAATTTTTTTCTTTCATAGCCACCTGTTCTAGCTAAAGTTTCTGTTTTACTTAACCCATATCTAATAACTTCGTCACAAAATTTAGGGGTTAGTACAGATGTAAAATACCAATAATAATTAGATATATTCATAGGTAATTGTTTGAACAAAATTTAATGAATCTTTTTGAGTGTTTGATATGTGATACATATTGGTAGAAGGAAACATAATAAACATATTGTTTTTTAAAGGCATGTCCCAACTTCTTCCTTTTCTTCTATTATCATCATAGTAAATTCTAACAATACACTCATCAACTTTAACACCATAAAGTAATGTAAAATCTGGAGAGTTACGTAGATCTACTGGATCTATATTTAATAAAGGAGGAGTTGTTTGTTGTGGTCTATAAATATTTCCCCATGTTTTTTTATTAATTAATGTAAAATTATGTTTTAAAAGTACATAGTCTTTAACGTAGGTAGTTAATTTATCCCAAGTTTTAGAAAATTTTATTTCTTTATTATCAAAAGTAGAATGTAAAATGTGATGAGACAACTCATTACTATCTATCTCAAAACCTTTCGGCATTGATACTTTTCCAAAATATATAGATTGCTCTGTTAATACTTTCTTATGCATATCTCCCACCATAGATACTAGATTTATTTTAAGATGTCAAGATTACTAGGGTGTTCTTAGATCCCAAGATTGATTATCTTCATTCCAAATATAAAAACAATCTGCTGTTATTTGTTCAGCAGTTAATTCAGGTGCATCACCAATAGGTGATTTCCAAGAAGCAGTAGCTAAATCTTTTACCCAAGAAACGTAGGGTTTAGCATTCCAAAAAATATTATTTGTTGAGTCCCAAATAGAACCCGTACCCGCATAGTTTCCTCTAAAAGAATTTCCACCATTGACGTGAGTGTTGTGTAATGTGTTGTAAGAAGTTTGAATCCATAAATGAGATGGCCAGTTACTATGTTTTTCTAAATATTGTTGTCCAATTGTTTCATCTTCAACACCTTCTGCGTCATGCATATCGACATTGTTTAAAGTTACTACACTAAGTACTTCGTTATTTTCTGATATTTTTGCAAAGTGTGCCATAATTTTTACCTATTGAAATTTATACCTTATTACTACTATTCCTGAACCACCGGCATAGCCACTAGAACCAGCGTTTGATCCGCCACCACCACCTGTGTTAACTGTTCCTGCAGCACCTGGGTTTGGACCTGCATCTTGTTTTGCTGGACCGCCACCACCATTTCCACCAGATCCGCCTGGTTTTGGTGGACCTCCACCGGGACCGCCTCTTGACCAACCACCACCGCCACCTGAATAATATCTAAAAGAACTAACGGGTTCTCC